TCTAGGATTGAGGTGACATGATGGAACCATTTGAAGAATCAAATTTACTATACCAGGAAGACATTGCGAACCTCACTCCGGATCGGATTATGAAGTTCATTTTCCACCACCACGAATATCAGTTACCGCGGCTGAAAAAGCTTGACCGATATTACAAAGGGCAAAATGAGGGCATTCTAAGTCCACCATCGCGGCGTATTGAAACTGGCAAGTCAGACCACCGGGCCGTTCATTCGTTCGGCAAGTACATCGCTGACTTTCAGACTGCATATTCTGTCGGTAATCCGGTTAATGTGAAGCTTGACGAAGATGACAAGCGACTTGACCAGATTACACGCGTGAATGACTTGGACGCGCTCAATTATGATCTGTTCCTAGACATGACGCGATATGGACGTGCTTACGAGTATGTTTACTACGGTAGTGATTCAATCGAGCATTGCGTGCGCTTAGATCCGCTTGACACGTTTGTTATCTACTCACTTGATGTTGACCCGCAACCAATCATGGCAGTTCGGTATCATTCGGTAGAGTTAGTTGACGATAACAACAAGACAATCATCGACATTATCCCCGAAACATGGACAGCAACAGAGCATGACGTTTACAAGCCGACTACCGTTGGTGGAGCAATGTATCTAGACCACAGCGACATTATTCGCGTGTTCCCTGTTGTCGAGTATGACAATAACCGATTCCGAACAGGTGATTTCGAACACGTGATTTCACTGATTGACCTTTACGATTCGGCACAGTCTGACACGGCCAATTACATGACAGATCTCAACGACGCGCTGTTGGTCATTAGTGGCGATATTGACGCTTTATTCAACGGTAGCACGCTGATGAGTGGCGTTGACCCTAGCGATCCTGAGGCGATGAAGAAGCTCGCACAGGACAAACTAGAGCTGATTAAGGAACAGAAAGACGCCAACATGCTGCTGCTTAAATCTCGAATGACAGCAACCGGTCAGCAGACCAGCGTTGACGCAAAATACATCAACAAACAGTATGACGTCAGTGGCACCGAAGCATATAAGAAGCGCGTTGCGGACGATATTCACAAATTCAGCCACACGCCAGACCTGACCGATAGTAATTTTGCGGCCAATGTTTCGGGCGTTGCCATGAAGTACAAGCTGCTGGGCACCGTTGAGTTAGCGGCAATCAAGCGTCGGATGTTTGAAAAGTCACTGTATCGGCGATATTCAATCATCTATGCATTAGATCAAAGCGTGTCAGGTGGCATGAAGACGGATCCTAACACAATTCAGTTCACGTTCAGAGACAACTTGCCAACAGATGACATCACGCAGATTCAAGCGCTTGTTGCCGCTGGTGCGACACTGCCACAAGAGTATCTTTACAGATTCGCACCAGGTGTCACTGATCCACAAGAGATCACTGACATGATTGCCAAACAACGAGCAGACGGTGATTACAGTGAGGACTTGACGAACAATGGTGAAAACAGCGAAGGAACGGATCAAAGCGTTCGCGGACAAGCAGGACAAGCAACATCGCCAGATAGCAAGTGACGTTGCCAAGTACACAGCGGCATTCATGGCGTTCTGGTATGCGTTTAATGAGAAACACGAAGACTATACGCACGCTGATGATTCACGTTACTACGATCCAGAATTGAAAGAACAGCTTGACAGAGATGCGCAAGAAGCCGGTGTTAAGCAGAAATCAGTTGCCAATAACGATGAGCTACTGTCATATGCAGCCTATGTTTATTCAACGGCGGTGGCCATTAAAGTCGCTGATTATATCGGCACAACGTTAGGAGATTTAGTCAAACAGACTGCCAAGCTTGGATCGTCAATTTACGGTAAGACAATCAAGCCTGACCTATCAATCGTGGATGAACTTCTTGACGGTGTTAAATGGAGCGACCGCATTTGGTCTAATCAAGATGCTTTGCGTAATGATCTTAAAAAGATGATGAAGAATGCGCTGCTTACACACAGTAATCCAATCACGCAAAGCCCAGCGCTTCGCGATAAGTTCGGCGTCATGAAATATCAGTCGGACAGAATCATTAGAACCGAGAGCGACCGTGTCATGGCACGCCAAAGCATCATGAATGCCCGTGATGCCGGATATAAGAAAGTAATTTGGGTTATCAACTCAGGTGCGTGCGACATTTGCTTGCAACACAGCGGTGAGGTTTACACGTTGAAGCAAGCTGAGGGCATGATTCCAGCACACCCTAACTGCCTTTGCTCATGGGCTGCTTATGATTACGGTTATGAAGTAGATGATGATTAGGAGGAAGTCATGAAATTACCAGAAATTGAAATCGACAATCAGATGCTGGTCAGCACGATTAAGAGTATCGCCAATGATTTGAACCCTGATGAGGTCATTAAGATTGAAATTGATGCAATCGGAAGAGAAAACTCCAAGGACATCATCATAAAAATCAGAACTGAGCCAAAAAGTGAAGAAGGCTTATTTCAACAACATTTTGAAACTGGTCAGAAGCTGAGCATCTCGTTTTCTTAATTCCGTGACCTGAGCAAGTCCCTAAACTACCCAAAAATAATAGCGTGAAGTGATAGACGTGTGACCGTGGCTGGGCTAAATGGTGTGGCTGGGGTCGTTAAGCACGTCTATTCGTTTTGGGCTAAACAGGAGGAACCATCATGGCAGAAGAAACACAAACTCAGGAAGAAGTCAATACAACTGAAGAGCCTATCACATACACGCAGGCTCAACTTGACAGCGAGGCCGATAAGCGTGCAGCTAAGGCACTTGAAACGGCCAAGGCTAAGTGGGAAGCAGAACAAGCTAAGGCGCTTGAGGACGCCAAGAGTGAAGGCGCTCGGCTTGCAAAGATGTCGGCCGATGAGAAGGCACAAGAGCTGGAAAAACAACGTCAAGCGGCATTGGATAAGCGTGAGGCTGAACTCAATCAGCGTGAATTATCAACAAGCACGAAGTCGTTGCTCGTTGACAAAGGGCTGCCGACTGATTTTGCTAGTTCTCTGGTTGCATTGGGTGATGCTGATAAAATCAAGGCGGCTGTTGAGAATATTCAAAAGACAATTCAGGAAACGGTCAACAAACAGGTTGAAGCAAAGTTGCAAACTGACCCACCTAAGAATGGCGCTTCTGCCATTGATGGTGCTGACGATCCATTCAAGAAAATCATGGCACAATACAAAAAATAGGAGGTAGCTATCATGGCTACAGAAAATAACGATTTACCAGTACGTCTTTATCAAAAACAATTCATTGGTTTAATGCAAACCGTATTCGGTGTACAAAGCACGTTCACCCCAACATTTGGTGCGTTACAAGCACTCGATGGTATTCAAAACAACGCGATTGCGTTCAGCGTCAAGGCAAATGACGTGCCTGTTGCTGTTGGCACATACAACACCGACCCTAACGTGGCATTCGGCAGTGGCACCAGTAACTCCAACCGCTTCGGGCCAATGAAGGAAATCATCTACGGCGACATCGATGTTCCGTATTCATTCGGCTGGAGTTTCAACGAAGGTATCGACCAACTCACTGTCAACAATGATCTTAACGCTGCGGTGGCTGATCGCCTTAATTTACAAGCACAAGCTAAGACACGGATGTTCAACAGCAAACTGGGAGCTTACTTGGTTGCTAGCGCTGCGGCTGATCTTGGCGCAGTTACTGATGTGAACACTGTATTTGAAGCAGCATCAGAACGCTATACGGATCTCGAAGTCGTTGTGCCGGTTCGCGCATACGTCACTGCCGAAGTTTACAACGCAATCATCGACCACCAGTTGGTAACTACCTCAAAGGGTTCTGCTGTGAACATCGATGAAAATGGCATCATGCGTTTCCGCGACATCGCTGTTACCAAGACGCCTACCCGTTACATGGCTGGCAAGTCTATCATCTTCGCACCTGACAACATTGGCCGTGCATTCACCGGTATCAACGTTGTTCGGACGATTCAATCAGAGAACTTTGCAGGTGTTGCTTTGCAAGGTGCTGGTAAGGCTGGCCAATGGATCAGTGATGACAACCGTCAGGCAATCTTTACTGCTGGGACGTCAGCAACTACCACGACTTCGACTTTTAAGCCAACCACTACGACTACCACCTCGCACGCTTAATTAATTGATACAAGTCGCCTATCGAAATAGGACAGTACGGGGAACCGGGCGGCTGATTGGAGGACAGAATGAAGATTGTTTTGTGTCAACCGGCAATTAAACGCTTTGAGTGGGAACTAGAAGTCTGCCTAACCAATCTGCAAAGTGTCGGGTTTGACATGAAAGATGTCGTTTTGCTCTTAACTATGTATGATTCTAAGGTTCCAGAAGCGCTCGCAAGCAAATATGGTGTAGAAGTACACACGTACACCGACAAGCGCACAGACAAGCAGTATATCCCGTCTGTGAAGCCGTGGCTTTTGTGGCAGTATCTAGCTGAAGACCCAGAACGTGAGAATGAGGACTATTTTTACTTTGATAGTGACGTCATATTCCGCAAGCGTCCTGACTTCCGCAAGCTAAAAGCAAAGCCTGATCGCTGGTTATGCAGTAACACGTTGAGCTACATCAGCGTTGACTATATCAAGCAGTGCGAACACGGCGAAGAGATTCTGAAACACATGGCTGATATTGTCGGCGTTACGTTAGCCTCGCTTGAAACGATCAATCACAACTCTGGCGGTGCTCAATGGGTAATCAGCCACCCAACAGTAGAATACTGGCGCAAGGTATATACCGACAGCAACCGATTATGGCAATACTTGCAAACGGTCAACAGTAATATCCAGAAATGGACTGCTGAAATGTGGTCGCAGTTGTGGAATATGATGTATTTCAACATCGGGCCTGTCATCAGTGATGAGCTTGATTTTTGCTGGGCTACTGATCCAATCAAACGGTGGAATGAAACTAAAATCATGCACAACGCTGGCGTCACGGCTGAAGATAAACGGTTGTTCTTCAAAGGCAAGTATGTTAATCACACACCATTTGAAGATGATTTGAGTTTCGTTGACAAGTCGAAGTGCTCATACAAGTATGTTCAAGCAGTAAAGGCGGTGAAATGATGGCGATTTTAGACAGTGTAAAGCTACGTATTGGTTTGGCCGATACAATGCAAGATAACTTGTTGAATGATCTGATTGATGACGCCACAGCGCGTGTGCTGACTTATATCAACCAAGATGGCATTGTCAACCAGACTGTGCCAGATGCAGTTGCATGGGTAATCAAGGACATTGTGGTGAAGATGTATAACCGCATCGGTGATGAAGGCAAGCAAAGTGGCACCGAAGGCAACGTATCCAACACATGGGAAGCAATAGATTTGTCTAAGTACGCTGACGCGCTGGACGTCTACCGTGAGTCATCGCAAAGCCGCCGACCGGGAATGAGGTTCGTATGAGATACAACAATCGAATCACCCTCATTAGGAAGTCACCACCAGCTGATCCGCTGCATGACAGACCGACAGAGACGCGTGAGACGGTCACTTGCCTGACAATCCCAATCACGAGCGCACAAGAGCTGTCTGTGTATGGACTGGTGAACACGATGGCCTACGAAGTGCACGTCAAGAACCCGGTAAAGCCTGTAAATGAAATTGAGCTTGACGGTGTCAAATGGACAATCAACAAGACGTTCGTTAACCGCAAGTCAACCGTTTTCATCGTGTCCGGAGGTGGTAGTTAATGGCTAAAACAAATGTAACATGGGATGGAATTAATGAGCTAATCGCACAACTCGAATTAACTCATGAAGGGGTTGTCGATGTTGCTGCAAAAGCGATGGAGACAACAATTGCAAAAACGCAAGCACGCGCTCAGTCGAACGCGCCAGTAAGAACAGGGTTCATGAAGTCCAATATCCACGTTGAACCAGTTGAGAAGAAGACAGACCAAGTTATTGGCACAGTCAAGTCTGATGCCAATTATTCTTCATTCGTTGAATTCGGGACTTTCAAGATGTCAGCACAGCCATTCATGCGTCCAGCATTCAAATATGGATGGGGTGTATTTTTACGGTCTGAAATGAAGGAATTGAAAGCGATGGCCAAATTCAAATGACACTATCTCAATGGTATGAAGATGTTCAATCTCAATTGACTGCTGACGGGCTCAATCCTGTATTCGTTCAGCCTGACGCTAAGAGTACATTACCGTTAGTTTTCGTGAACGTTCACGTTGATGCTGACATGTCATCTAAGACAGGCACACTATCCAGCGTTGGCCAACAGATTGACATCTACGACAGCATCGACACGCCACCGGCTGAGTGGGAAGATTTCGTTCGCAAGGTTAAGTGGTCGCTTAGCAAAGTGACGCGGTGGCAGTCATTAACAGCATCTAATTCAATTGACACAAGCATGGGCGAGAGTAAACCATTACGTCGTTGCATGCTACTCATTACTCTAGAAGGAGATTATTGATTATGACAGATCCAATTGATAACGGAATTGAATATGTAAAAGGCACTCCCGTTCGTGGTAAGAACGTCTGGTACCTTCTCCAGTCAACCAACCCAGCGGTAGCGCCGGTCGGAAGCAAAGCGGTTCTACCGGCGCATCAGGAGTCAGGAGACACTAGCATCGAAGGCGATTCTCTGGACGAACAGACCAAGATGGGCCGGGTAGTCGCTGCTTCGACCAACGAAGACAGCGTCGAGCTGACCAGTTACATGGTGCCGGGTGATAAAGCCAATGACATCATTATCGACGCCAAGCACAACGGCCGTCAGGTTAAAGTATGGCGCGTCGTTGTTGACCCACGTCTTGCAGTCGTAGAAGGCGACCACAAAGTATATCCAGCAATGTTTGGTTACGGTGTTGTTGACAGTGCCGACATTTCGGACGAAGACGGCTTCTCCGAGATTGATTACACCATCAACATCATCGGCAAGCTGGTCGAAGGTACGTTCCCGCTGTCTGATGAACAAGTAGCCGCACTTCAGGAACTGTACGACTACGAACGTCCTGGCGAAAAGGAAGGCGAGTTCGCAGATGGTTCTGCGACATCAACCACAACAACCACTTCACATGCTTAATTAATCACACACAGAGACGAGTAGGCCGCGGCCGATCTGAGACGATAATTTAGGAGGATATTTATGTTAGAAATTAAAGTAAAAGGCGAATCAGTAGAAGCCAAGTTCAATTTCCGTGCGCTGTTCCGTGCGAACAAGCTGTACAGCTCTTCGGAAGGTGCTAACGATGGCGCAAGCTCAATCTGGCTGGCATTCGTGACTGATGACGATATGGCATTATTCAAAGCATTACGTGTGTTGCTTCCAAATTCATACACAGATGACGACATCATGGACGTTCTCGACAAGGCCGAAGAAGACGGCAAGTCGCAGGAACTGTCCAAAGAAGTTGAACAGGAGCTTCATGAATCAGGTTTTTTCAAGCACGCAGCACAACGTTGGCTGAACTTGACCGAAAAATACGGGAAAGCATTGACGGACAAGAAGAACAAGACAGCCGAAGAGAAGATTCAAGAAGCGGCGACCAAGGATACCCTGGACGCAATGAAGAAGAGTCTCTCTTAACCGACTTTGCCCGCCATGGTATCTATGATCCCGATATGCCATTCAATTTGTACATGTGGGAAGCCCGTTCAATGTTGGAGGGGTCTTTTTTGCGTGATGTCGACATGCGACGTGAGCTGATGGAGCTTGCTGTAAACATTGCTAATATTCAGAACGCAAAGAACCCGAAACGGTCAGTGAAAACTGGCTATAAGAATATTGATAAGGCAGAACAAAAGATACTCAAACGCAGTGGCAATCGAGAAAGAAAGCCTGATGTAGAAATGATCAAGAAACTCAATGCCGCATTTGGAGGTGGTAGCTAATGGCAAACTTAGTCGCAACATTCACGGCAAACATCGCACCATTTCAAGCGGCAATGGGGAAACTTCAAACAGCCGTTAAATCTGGTACTGACGCCGTCTCTAATGCAGGTCAACGCGTTGGTGGGGCTATGACCAACATCGGTAAAGCGAGCACAGTGGCTGGCCTTGCTGTTGGTGCTATGGCCGTGGGTGCTATCAAGAGTTACGGGACATTTCAAGAATCAATTAACAAGGCGGCTGTTATTGCTGGATCAAGTAACAAGTCACTGAAGGGTGACATGAAAGATCTCGAAACAGAAGCCCTTTCGTTAGGTAAAACTTTGCCCATCAGTGCCGAAGATGCCGGCAATGCGATGATTGAAATGGCTCGCAACGGTGCATCAATTAAAGACTTGAAAGAGGAGTTTCCGGCTATTGCCAAGGCTTCCGCCGTGGCTGGGGCTGATTTGGCGGGTACTGCTACTACTGTTCAGCAAGCGATGAATATCTGGGGCGGAGGGGCTAAAAATGCTGCGAAGGATTCAGCTATCTTGGCAAAAAATGCCAACATGTCCAATGCCGAAGTCGAAGATATGGGGCAAGCATTCGCAAACGTTGGTTCAACTGCCGCTACATTGGACATTGGCATCAAAGATACTTCGACAGCCATTGGATTAATGAGCAATTCTGGATTAGGAGCTGCACAGGGTTCACAAGACTTGGCTCACGCATTAACACTAATGGCTCGGCCGACTAAGGTTGCGGCAGGCGAAATGCAAGAATTGGGCATCAAGTACACCGACGCTTCCGGTAAATTTAAGCCATTCCCACAAATCCTTAAAGAAGTAGCAAAAGCAACCGATGGCATGAGCAAGTCTCAAAAAATCGCAGCCTTGACTAATCTGTATGGTGCGGCTGGGGCTAAGGCGATGCTGCCGCTTTTAATCCAAACCGAAAAGAAGACTAAGAGTGGCAAGTCCGGTTGGGACTCTTACTCTGATTCGCTCGGTAAGGTAAGTGGATCAGCTAAGGATGCAAATAAATACTTGAGCGACAATGCAAACAACATGACTAAAAACGTTGGCCAGTCATTGGACCAGATGAAAGACGCATTTGATGCTGTGGTCAAAACGAGCATTGGTACAATTGCACCACAAATTCAGTCAGTGGCTAATGCCTTGGGTGATTTTGCAACATGGATCAACAAGTCAAAAGGACCAATGGCTTCATTTACTAAGAACCTGATTGCTTGGTCACCAGTGATTGCAGGCGTGTTGATTGTGTTCGGATTGCTGACAAGCGGTATTGGCAAAATTATAACTAGCTTCAAGTCAATTGTCAGAGCCGCAAAAGCAATAGGTGGGGGATTGAAAGCGGTTTGGGGAGTAATGGCAGCTAATCCTGTGGTTGCTCTAATCGTGGTAATTGCTGCTCTTGTTGCTGGTCTAGTTTACTTTTTCACTCAAACAAAAACAGGCAAGAAACTATGGTCGTCATTTATATCATGGTTGAAGTCTGCTTGGTCTGGAATTAAGACATTCTTTAGTGGGCTATGGAACGGCATTACTAAAACGTTTAACAACGCAGCTAAAGGCGTGCAAAATGGCTGGAATTCAGTAACCACGTTCTTCAGCAATCTATGGACTGGCATTGTTAATGGTGCCACGAGCGCTTGGAATGGGCTAACATCATTTCTTTCTGGAATATGGAGCGGAATTGTCAATATTGCGACAAGCGTTTGGGGCGGAATCAGCTCATTCTTCTCTGGACTATGGCAAGGAATCGTGTCCGTGGCTACTGGTATTTGGAACACATTCGGACCTGCCTTAACGACAATATGGCAAGGAATTGTATCTATTGCCACTGGTGTTTGGAACATGTTAAAAGCTGTAATTATGGGTCCTATTCTGATTGTGTTAGATTTTCTCACGGGGAGTTGGACACAGCTGGGGGCGGATCTTCAACTTATCTGGACGAACATTGTTACGGCAGCAAGCCAAATTTGGACGGGACTTGTCACATACTTCTCTGGAGTATGGAATTTGATTACGACGTATGCCCAAACAGCATGGAATCTATTCACATCTGTTATCGAAGCGGTCTGGAACGGTATTGTTTCTGGGGCTTCTGCAATCTGGAATGCCCTTGGATCATTCTTCAGCGGGTTGTGGAACGGTATTGTTTCAACGGCGAAAAACTTGTGGAACGGCATTGTTTCATTCTTGAAGGGCTTGTGGAATGGCACTGTAAACACAGCTAAGCACATTTGGAATGCTTTGCCAGGGTTCTTCTCTGGACTGTGGAGCAGAGTTACTTCGTTCTTCTCGTCAGCATGGAATAACATAAAGTCAATTGTAATGGGAGCCGCTAGAAACATTGTGAATGGCGCAAGGAACGTTTGGAACGGGTTCACTAATATTGTTTCAAATGTAGTCAATGGTATCAAGAATGGATTCAATGCATTAATGCACTTCAACTTGATCAATGCTGGACGTGCTATCATGGACAGCTTCTTCAGTGGGTTAAAGGCAAAATGGGGTAATGTTCAAAACTTTGTTGGCGGTATTGCTTCTTGGATTCGCAAGCACAAAGGCCCAATCAGCTACGATGCCAAGCTGTTAATCCCAGCTGGTAACGCCATCATGGGTGGATTGAATCAAGGATTGCAAAAGTCATTCGGAGCTGTTCAAAAGACGGTTTCTGGAATGGCAAGCGATATTTCTGACAACATGTCGGCGAATATCAGCAGCTTGTCCATGGCTGGCACGCAATTCAGCTCTGGCGATGTCACGCAGTCAATTGATGCCAGTGAACGAATTACACCAAACATCTACGTCCAAAACAACGTTGATAAGAACGGCATTAACAGTATGGTCAAGGAAGCGGACGCTAATGACGCAGCTGTCGGCAGCTACTTCCGACCGATTGGAGGGTAGTATATGGATCTATTAGTTGAAAAGCTAGATGGTAGCCGATACTACCTAAGCCAATACAAGGTGTTGATTACTGAATTCGAGGAATCGGCACCGTCAGTTACTCGAAACAATATGCAACTCGATCATCGCAACGGGAATATTGATTTTGGAGGCTGGCATAAAGACAAGACAATCAACATCACCGGATACTACCGGGCAGATGACATGGACGATGAAGAAATGCTTCGTGAGAAGCTGTATGCGCTGCTTTCTGAACCTGACGGGTATTACATCACTCAGCTCAAAACAACGCCTAGTGTGGCAATGGAACGACCAGGCGAGACGTCTGGCGGTTATTACGACAAGCTTGGAAACTATCCATCTCATAAGCGGTTTCTTGTTTACACCGAAGCGCCTGAGATGGAGCTTGTTGGTAACGTCAATGGGACACTATTGTATAAGCTTACGGCTGAATTCAAGACGTTGAAGTTGCCATATGGGGAGACACCAGCTATTGATATTGACATTGACAACATGCCTTACAAGGACATGCAAGTGAACCTGCTAACCGGCACTGGTAATCATACTGTTACAGGTAAAGACACTAATGATTACCTTTCCAACGAAACTAATGATGATTTTCTAACTCTATTTAAAGGGTTAGAAGGTCAAACTGTAACTGTATCAGTTGACTATGAATACTCAGGATTCATTGCTGGAAGTGATAGGAACCGTCTAGGGTGGGAAATACAAATAGTGGCAGATACCATAACATATCTCAGCGTATGGTACTATCCTGATAATGATTCAGGTTCGGGAACAGCCTCTGCAACATTTGTAGTACCGAAAAACATAACCAGAATTGGATATGTTAGTGGATATATTCAATTTTCTGGTTCTGGAACTGGGACTTTAAGTCATCTCAAGCTGGAAAAAGGTAATGCAGCAACTAATTGGTCGCCTAACCCAGCTGACCCTGAATATCCTAGTTGGTATTACAAAAAGTACGGCACTATCTCAATTCCTTACTCAGGAACTGTTCCGTGCAATCAGCTTGAACAACAGTTTGCCATCGAACTAACCGCAAAGGGAGCGGCGTCTTCGCTGTCTTTCAAAATTGATGACACCGAGTTTACGTATAGCGGTGGTGTGGCATCAGGAGATGTGGTTGTGCTCACCGGATTTAGTTATACAAAAAATGGGCTAAGTATCGTCAGCAAAACGAACAAAGCCTATTTTATTTTGCAACCAGATAAGCCAAACAAGATCGCTTGCAACGTTCCGGGCATAGTACGGATTCTTGGTTTCCAAAATCTATACGCATAGGAGGCGTGATTATTGATTACATTCACAGACGTTGAAAACAATGAATATGAAGCCCAGTGCGAGATTGAGAAAACCGATGCAGTTAATGGTGAGAAGTCATTATCTGGGACAATCTATTTCGGCCAAGACGTCAAAGACAACATCGCTAAAGGCTGGACGCTGTCTTTCCTTGATGAGGACTATGTAGTGGTTACCTTTACGAAGAACGACAAAGATAATACCGTTACATTCAGCGCCGTTCAGGCCTTCTTCTACAAGATGAGTAAGACCAGTTTCTACGAAACATGGAATGGCTCACACCAGCTCGGCAACTATCTTGACGCTTTATTTGCTGGTACTGGGTACACGTACGACAATACAGCATCGGTTGCAGCTTTTGAAAAACAAGATTGGGGCATGAACGACCGTCTGTCACTGTTCAATGACATCATCGATCAAGCAAACGTTGAATTTTATGTTGAGGGTACAGTAGTTCATGTTGTGCCAGCAATGGGGTCTGATTTGTCTACCATTGTTCGCAAAAAGTTCAATCTTGATACAGCAGAGATTCAGACAGACAACACAAGCTTTGCCACCTATGGCCGCGGATATGGCGCTTACAGCAAGCCAAACGACACCACAAGCAAACGCTTAGAAGTTGAGTACAAATCACCACTATATGACTACTACTATCCAAAGTTCGGCGCAATTGAAGCTGTGCCGGTTGCTGATGAGCGGTACACGATTGCTGACAACTTGCTTGCGGCTGTAAAAAAAGCCGTCGATAGTAGCTGGGAAATTTCGCTCACGCTTAACCTCGTTGATCTGCAATCAGTCGGGTATGACTACGCTATGGCCAACCCTGGCGATTACATCACGGTGATTGATGAAAATCTTAATTTCAGCGATAAGGTTCGAATTATCAAAGTAACCAGCGACTATGATGTTCGCGGCAAACGAACCAAAACGGAGGTTGAATGTGGTAGCCTATCTTTCGCCGAACAGCAGAAGGCATCGCAATCAACGCTGTCTAACGTGGTCGCTGGCAAGATTCCGTTCCCGAATAAATGGCTAACATCACAAGTGCAGTTAGCTACTAACAATTTATTGGCAGCACGTACCGAACTAAGTTTCACTGACCAAGGTATTATTGCTGTTGACAAATCAGATTCTAATAAAGTAGTAATCCTCAACAGCGCCGGGGTGGGCGTTTCAACCGATGGAGGACAGACGTTTAAAAGCGCGATCACAGCTGATGGTGTTGTTGCCGATCGGCTGTACGGAAATCTTATTAAAGGGATTGCGTTCGAAACATCAAGCAGTAACGGCTTCACCATGAACATCCAAAATGGTAGCATTAACTTCTCTGATACTAACGGCACAGCATACGGCATTATGAAGTCAACCGCT